TAAATAACGGTTGCGTCTTCAAGAACTCTTAACTGGTTCAATGGTTTAATGGCCTTGTGCAAATATGAAAGCACCATAGACCCATTGTTATCCATCAACCCAGAAACACAGTGAACAATAGAATCCTTTGCAATCTTTAATCCTGTTGCAGAGTGTGCTACTGCACCACTACCTATTCCCTGAGCATTGTATCCTTTTTCATTATATAAAAAATACTCTCTTTGGTTTTGTGTAAGTACAGTTTGAGATTTTGGATCTCTTTTCTTTTTCTGCTCTCTTACTTTTCTGATCTTTCTAGGATCAATATTTCTTAATTCTTTAATTCCTAATCTTGGATTTGTATCATCAATTATAGCGTGATAATATAATCGTCCATCTACATACCATTTTCTGAAGATTTCATATGCCTGACCTTCAAAATCCAACAACAGTTTAATGTTATCAAACTCTTGAATAATTAAACCTTTAATATTTTCTGGATAGTTTAATTTATCAAGATTAATTTTTACAGTTGGATTCCTAACATCAGTAACAATAGACTCGTTAACAATTTCATCAACTGCACGCTCCACATCAGCAACAAGAGACATATCTCTATACCTTGTTACCAACTCAGCTTCAGTCCTTGCAGTACCTTCAAGATCAACAAAAGTACCATAAGCTCCGCCAGCTGCTACAACAACGGCACCGTCATCATTAGACGGTGGTGCAAAAGAAACTGGTTCTTCTTCAGGCGTTCTTTTTCTAAATTCAAATCCAAACAAACTGGCCATATTATCCTCTTGTTAGAAGAGGGGCAGAGCCCCTCTCATGTCATTCCCAGTAGTCGTACGACCAAGTAATACTATATTCTTCAATTGCATCAGCCTGACCCCAATCAAGACCAATTTCACTGACAGCTGTTGGGAAACATCCAACAAGTTTAATTAGCTTCAATGGTGGTCCTTTTTTGGAGTATTGTGTTACGGTAATATCTACTTTATATTCGCTTGGGAAGGCTCTGAAGTTAGATACTCTGTTGTTGATGATTTCGATCCACTGCTCTACAGCGTTACGGATAATAAATCCTTCATCGTTCATAACAGTGGTCGACCAGTCTCCATATGTTCTCTCTCCAGCAATCTTGATTGTTCTACCACCATAAGGAATGGCAACCTGACCAACCGATGAAGCTGGAAGGCTTGCAGAACGAACCAAGAAAGGGCTGAAAGGAATCAGAGCAGGTACTCCAGGTGGTGAAGACATAAACACCTGGAATAATGCTGGTCTTGCAAAATCGGTAGTACTTACTAGCGATTTAAATGCATTAATGTTGAAAGCCATTTACGATTCTCCTTGATTAAAACTTACCAACAACTTCTTCAAACGCAACACCTGTTCTTACTGCAACAAAGTTAAGCTGAATAAAGTTGATTGATTTTGCTGGCTTCACATATATATCTCCCACAAATTCATTCCTATCAATTACTTCGCCAGTGTTATTAGATTCATCGCAAACAACTCTGTAATCGTAAATTCCTCTACGACCTTGTACATCTCTCAAGAATGGTTCTACAAGAGAAACGAATTGTGCTCTTGTAAACTCATCGTTGAATTCAAACAGTGAAGATCTTGCAGCAATCGAGATTGCTTTTTCTAGAGTGATAAACAGTCTACGTACATTGATTCTATCAAACGCACTCGGTTTACCCAATGCTGTTTTATCTCCAAACAGAACTGTTCCTTGACCTGGGAAAGCAACAACAGGATTAACATCGTTCTTGTAAAGAAGATCTCTCTCAGCCTTGTTAGGATTAAAGGCTAGTTTGACGATATTTTTGATTTGTCCACGATTGAATCCAGCAGGTGAGAACCATGGATCTCTTGTGGCATCTGTTCTTACACAAAGACCAGCAATATCACCATTGAGAGGAACCCAGCGGAAGATATCGTTATACTTGTCGTATTGATACTTGTATCCAGAATCGATCACAAGGTAAGAAGAAGCGCGGGCACCGTTTCTGAAGTCAACAACATCCTGTTCTTCATCACCTGCAGAGTTGTTAACAACATCTTCTTTCATTGGCGATGCAAAAACCACACAGTCTTTCCTATTTTCTGCAATATTGTCTACAAGATAGTTTGCAATTTGAGCACCGTTAGATGCACCTCTTGATTTGCCTGTCATTATAAGAGAAATATCTACTTCTTCTGCAGATGCAAATTGATCGTATCCAAACAACACAGTTCCCAGAGAAACATCGTTTTCTCCATCACCATCTTGACCAAGCTTGAACGAAACTGTAACAGGCTTAGTATTGACACTTGCAATATTCAGTGCAGTATTTGATGGAGCAGATGCTCTATCATTTGCCCACCAAACATACTTACTGTTATCGTTAATTACGGTCTTGTAGTAGTTTGTTGAACCATCTTGTGTCTTTGCATCAGTTGCTCTTGAAAGTGAAGAGTAAACCTCTAAAACTGTTCCTGGAACACCTGTAAACTTACCATCTTCGTCCGAAACAACAACATGAATTTCATCAACAGCTGTTGTATTTCCTTGTGATGCCTGATAGGTAGAAATAGCAGGAGCACCATCAACACTATTAAAGTATTCCCAATATCTTGTAAATGTATTGCTCGTATAGTTTGTAGAGAGATTATAAGAGTTATCTACATTAGCAGTGAAGTATCTATGAGTAGTATTTGCAAAACTAGCATTAGTACCCATGGCTGCTGGCAACGATGTTATTCTTAAATATTGTTTACCAATGGAACTATTACCAACCTCAATGACATCACCTGTTGTAAGTTCAGCCAGCACAGCAACCATTCTGGTATTTGCTTCAGCTAATGTTCCTGTTGCATTATTAGCAATGCTGAATGTTATTACGTTAGATCCAATAGTTGCAGAGATTGTACCACTTTCCAGATTAGCTTCTGCATTTTGAATATCTACCGTTTTGGTGTAAGCATTTGCACTGTCACACACAGAGATCTTTAAAGAGTTGCCTAGTTCTCCTGGATATCTAGCAATGTATAGTACATCTGTATCAACTGCTGTGTTAACAGAGTCGTACACATCATCATTTTTAACTACAAAAACCTGTGCGTTTGTTACTGAACCTGTATTTGCAACAGCAGAAATAACTCCGTTAGCAAAATCGGTAGTGTTTGCTGCTCTGACAACATAGAGAGCATTACCGTAAGAAAGGAAGTTTGCTGCTGTGAAAAAGGTTTCAGAATTATAGTTTGATGGTTTACCAAATCTTGAAACTAGTTCATTCTCAGAACTCAAAAGTGTTCTTTTCTCGACTGGACCCCATCTAAATACTCCAGCAATTGCTCCAACAGAACTCGATACTGCTGGAATCACCGTAGTTAGGTCAATTTCAGATACGTTTACGCCTGGACTAACTTGAAATGCCATTTTGTTCTCCTAAGGACAAGAGTTTTCTTTCTATTTATAATATTGTTTATTTTCAACAAATACCGCGTATTTTTCACGAAGTTCTTGTTTACTTTCTGATGGAAACATCAACTCTTGAAGTATGTCTTTTGTTAAAGGAAGTTCTTCTGGTTCAGGTTGACCATCTTCAACAAAACCAAAAGGTAGTAATTCATCATCTAGTACTCTTTGCTGCTCTATCAGAATTCTTTGTCTGATATCTAAATTTGTTATTTCCCTTATAAAGTTTTGAGTCATTACCCATCCAAACAGTACTCCACACATAGCAAGATCGT